TGCAGTTTTTACAACTGATAATGAATTACTTATTTTTGTTAAACTTGCATCATAACTTAAACTAAAGTCATTTCCAGTAATAATAATTGGAGTAGTAGCAGTTTTAACAACACTTAAATTATTTCCTAATTTTTGTAATGTTGAATCATAATTTAAACCAATGGTATTAGTTGTATTATAAAGTGGTTGTGAGAAACTTAAGTTATCTTGTTTTGTATTTAAAGTTGAAGTTAAAGATGTGCTATTACGATATAACTCATTTATATTAATATTACCAGAACATTCCAAATCATAACTAATATTAGGAGTTGTAATACTACCAATCATAATCTTATTAGTTTTGATTGTTGGAATGAATTGCGAAGTTAAGATATTAGAATTAATAAAACCAGTAGCAAGACTATTATTAGATAAATCAGTTAATAAAGAACAAGCAATATTTAATTGTTCAACATTATTACTATCAACTAAATATCTTCGTTCTTGATCATTAAAGAAACTATTAACATCAGGATTAATATTAGAATAATTAGAAGTATAACTATCATTCTGAGCACCTAATATTAAAGCTGATATACCAGCAACTAAACCAACACCACCAACAACTAAAGGATTAGTAACAAAATTAGCAATATCACCAACTTTAATCTTAACTTGTTCATACATTGTTCCTTCATAAGCAAATAAGTCTCTCATTGCTTGTCTTGCTTGATTAGTTGTTGTTCTATTAGCAGCCATAATAGCTAATTGATTAGCAGTTGCATCTTGTATCTTACTTTCGCAAAACCAAGTTCTATAAGACAAAGCATCAATAGCTGATTTAGAATTAACAATTCCTAATTTAAGTGTATTAATATCTATTTCAATAGAAGCAATTTGACCTTCAATAGCTAAGAACTGAATATTAGTTTGTAATGTATTAAAATAAGCATTTGCTAATTCATTTTCAACATCATACCAACCAGCACTAAGAGTTGGATTTAAGACTGTATAAATATGATAAACATATAATTTACCATTCTTATCTATCTTAACTGAATAATCGTGATTATTATTAGTTGCTATTAAACTATTTGAAGTGGAAAAATAAATAGAACCATTATGATTACTATTATTAATATACAAATTGGAATTACTTGATAAATAAATAAATGAACTAATTGGATTAGTTGTTCCACCAATTGTAACATTATTAATCTTATCATCAATATAATCAATAATTGGATAAGTATTTAATCCATCTTGATAATTAAGATTATACGGACTTATATTCATTCTTATAAATAGAAATGATATTTAATAGTCCAGTCCCTGCTAATGATAGTATTCATAAATATATGATTGTATTAAGAAAACAAGGAACCATTAAGACAGTTAAATGGGGAGCAAAGGGTTATGAACATTTTACTTCAGGACATTTAAATGAAGAAAGACGACAAAGATATATACAACGACATAAAAATAAAGAAAATTGGAATGATGAAACTAAAGCAGGTTATTATGCTTATAATCATCTTTGGAGATTTAAAACCTTAAATGAAGCTAATACTTGGATTAAAAGTGACCTAAGAAGAAAAGGTTACAATTAACTTATTTCCTTATATGGTGGGAAGATGGGAAGATGAAAAGTCAGAAAAATTTTTAAAATTTTTTATTTTTTTTGAATTTAGATTTTGGGGGGGTGAAATGGACTTATCTTCCCACTTACTTTGCTTTTTTATAAACTCCAGTTGCTTTATCATAAGTAAGAGGATTAGCAGCTGTTTTAGCTCTTGAAGTAGCTTTCTTATAAATACCAGTTGATTTATCAAAAGCAAGTGCTTCAGGTTTAACTCTCTGATATGAACTTGAATATTTATCATAAGCTAAAGGAGCAGTATTAGACAATGATTTAAAATCAAAACCAAGACTTTTAAGAGCATCAACAATTTCACTCTTTTTCATTTTAGAAGGCGAACCTTTAAATTTCTTTTCTTTCTTATAAGTCATTAAGGCTCTTCGAAGCTGAGGTAATTTATAAGATACCATTATTATTCTAATTTAAAATAAGAAATTATTTAAGTGGAAAGGCATTTTTATAAATGTATTCAAACAATTCATAAATATCATATTTATATAATGTTTTATAAGGATCTTTACTTGTTCTTTCAGGACTTTCACTTGGTGCCCAAATAAACTTAACAAACTCAGTAAATACTTCTTGATTAATTAAATTGAAAAAGATTGTTTCCTTTCTTGATAATTCTAAATCTTTTTTCCACTGACTATACTCTTTATATACTAATTTATATTGTTTATCTGTCAAAATAACTCCATATCGTAAATTATATACCATATCAGCTAACTCTTGATGATTATCAAATTCAATTCTTAGTGTTGTTGATGATACACCCATATATGCTATTTGTTCTCCTGTTTTTCTTCGTTCAGCCATTTTCTCAAACCAATCAGTATGTCGTTCTTTAAAGAAATCATTAAACAAAGCAAGTATAGCAAGTTGAGTTGGACTATTCCTAACTATTTTCATTGATTTTGTTCTACCTGCTCTTTCAAATCTTGCTGGTAATTTATTTCTATATTGAATAATAGCAATTAAGATTTCACTTAGTTTAAAATTCTTTCCATTTGTTCGTTCATCTTCCTTCTCTTCTTGTTCTTCTTCCTCCTCTTCTGGTTCTGGTTCTTTAACTGGTTCTGGTTCTTTCACTTTAGCTCTCATTTCTTGTTCCTTCGCTTGTTTCTTTCTTTCTTCTTTTAGTCTTTGTGCTCGCTGAGCTTGAGTTTCTGCTTCTTTAGCTTCTGCTTCAGCCCTTGCTTTTTCTCGTTGTAACATTCCTTTCTCTGTTTCCCAACGCCATTCTTTTAGTCTTTGGTTTCTTTCAGACTCAGTTTCATATTCTTGTAATTGTTCTTTTACTTCTTCTATTTGTTCCTTTATTTTATCTTTTCTATAATCTGCTATGTCTTTATTTAATAAAAGTAATTCCAAATATTCCAAGCGTTCAATAAGTTCTTGTTTTTCTTTTAATCGTTCTTTTTCTTTCTCTTTCTTTGCTTTTTCTGCCTCTTTTCTTTGATCTTCTTTATATTGTTTTTCCCATTCATCTACTTCTTTTTTTTGTTTAGTTTGTTCTATCTTTTTCTGTTCTAACAATATTCGTGCTACTTTTCTTTCTGCCTCTAAATCTTTTCTTCTATCTTCTCTTTGCTCGAAAGTTTCAAATTTTCTCAAATCATGAAGAGTATCTTCTATCGCATAAACAGAGTCATCTAATTGTCGTTTATATCTTCTTGGTTGATATAGTGCGTCGTATCCATCACTTTCCGCTTTTAATAACGACTCTTTTTGTCTGTCATACCGTTCTAAAAGTTGCTTATACTCTTTTTCTTTTTCTGCTTCTTCAGCTGCTTTTTTAGCTTCTTCAGCTGCTTGTTTAGCTGCTTCATCTCTTAATCGTTTTTGTTCTAATAAATAAGCACTTGTATCATAAACACCTTTAGCAACTGTTGTTGTAGCATTAAAACCAAGTTTAGTAGCACTAAAACCAAGTTTAGCAGCACCAATACCAACCTTTCCAGTTACTGAAGCAGCAGAACCTAACCAACTAAAAACTTTACTTGCTGTTGATGGTAGTTTATTATATTCTTCATTACTTATTTCATCAATTAAATATTCAAGTATTTCATCCATTGCATCAGTAGAAGCTTTCTGTGATTTCTTTTCATCTTCCTTTGCTTGTTTTTTATCTCGTTTTTTTTGTTCCTTTTCTAATTCTTTTTGTTCTTTTATTACTTTATTAACTTGTTCTCGTTCTTTAATTAATTGATCAAGCAAATCAGATGTTCTTTCATTAATATCAATTTCAAACAACTCATCAATAACTTGATCAACTGTTTTATTAATTAATTGTTCAGAAGCTTCATCAGTCATAAAGTTCTTAACACCTTCAATAACTTGTTCTTTTTCTCTTTTCTTTCGTTCCTTCTCATCCATTTGTTTTTTATAATTTTTATAAATAGCTTGAATACGCTTAGCACTTGCATTCTTTCTTAATTGTTCAGCCTTAGTAATTCTATCTTGCAAATTAATAACTTCCTTAATCATTTTATCATTAGCTTGTTTAGTTTTAATAGCTGATTGTAATTGTTCAGTAGCAGACTTAAGTTTAGTATATTCATCTTTCAATGATTTAGTTTTTATAACAGAAGTTAATTGTTCAGTAGCAATCTTAATATCATCAAGATCTTGAGCAACTTCTTTAGCTTTAACAAATGATTGTAATTTCTCAGTAGCAGCTTTGAGTTTATTATATTCATCGGAACTTACTTTAGCTTTAATAACAGACTCTAATTTAGCCATTGTTGATTTATAATCACTAAATGCCTCTCTTGCTTGTTTAGCTTTTATAACAAAACTCAATTTACTAATTGCTTCTTTATATTTACTAAACTCAGTCAAAGGTTGATTAGCTTTAATAAAAGAAAGTAATACAGCAGCAGCATCTTGTTTTGTTTTAAGTTCCTCAGCTTTAAGTTCCTTCTCTCGTTCTTGTTGTTGCTTCTCTTGTTCTTGTTGTGCTTTCTTAGCTTTAAGTTCTTCTAATTGTCGATTTAACTCAGCAAGTGTTTCAGCAGCCTTTTTAAGTGCCTTTTTCTTAGCTGCTTTAGCTTTTCTTTTTGCATCTTCTTGTTCTTTCTCAGATTTAAGAACATTCAATTGTTCAACAGCAGCAGGTATTTTAATAAAAGATTCTAATTGTCTAATAGCTTCATTAATTTTAATTAACTTAGCTTGATCAAGTTTAGCTTTAACAACTTCACTAATCTTATTAATAGCTTTAATCTCATTAATAAACTTAGTTCGTAATTGCTTACTTCTAATAACTGATTGTAATTTACTAATTGCATCAGATTCTAACTCTTCAACCTTTTCAACATAATTAGAACGAGCTTCTTTACTTCTAATAACTGATTGTAATTGTATTGTAGCATCTCTTAAAGCTTGAAATCTTAATTGCGAATTTTTACTTCTTATCAATGCTTGAATTGGTTCAGGTTGTTCCTCTTCAATTTTTTCTACCAAGTTTATCTTTTTTTTTGACCACTTGTTGCAACAACAGCATAATTATCATTAGGTGAAGGTCGTTTATTAAGATGTGCAATAGCTTGTTTTTCAGCTGCTTCTCTTCTATTAAAATGTTCTAAAGCTTTAACAAGAACAGCATCAGGAAATCTTCTAATAATTTTATCTACATTTCGTTCCATTCTTTTAACTTTTCGTTCCATTTTATCAGTTCTCTCTCTTAATTCAATTCGATTAGACAAAACATCATATTCATATTCTGGATTTGTTCCAATCTCTAATTGAGCTCTCGTTCGTTGTTGTCTTTTAGATATTTCTGCAAATTTTGAAATCATTGCTTGTCTTCTCATTCCTTTATTATATTTCATTAGTCGATCTTGGTATTGCCTTTCTTGTAATTCCTTTCCAGCCAAATATTTTCTAAATTGACTTTGAATTTTAGTAGCACTTGCTCCTTGAATATCATCATCAATAACATCAACAACTTCTCTTGTATTACCTCTTAATAATCTTTCTTCCAACCATCTTCGTTGTGTATGATGCATTCTACGACCACTAATAACAGCTTGAGTTTCAGGTTGATCTCCTAATTCAGTAGAAACAGTTAAAATAGTATTATCATCAATTAATGCTTCTCTTTCATCATTAATAAAATTACCATAAGGAGCAACATAATCAATTGGTACAACTCTTCCTTGATCTGGAACATCAAATACTTCAGTTATATCTCTGGTATTAGCAGGTGCAAAAATTCCACCAAAAGGATTATCATCATCATCATCATCATTATCATCATCAATATTATCAGGATGAATAATTGGAGGTGGTGTATTAGCTCTTGAAATAATATCATCATCAAAATAATAAGTATCAGGAGCAATATCAGCATATCTTGGTAATACATCAGGTCTTACTGCTCTTGGTCTTCTTGGTCTTGTTGCTTTAACAGGTTTAGGAACATTACCATTAGCTTTTTCATATAAACCAGTTGCTTTATTATAAACGAGTGGATTCTTAGCTTCTTTAACAGGTTTATTAGCTTTTTCATATAAACCAGTTGCTTTATTATAAATAAGTGGATTCTTTCCATTAACAGGAATATTAGCTTTAACTGACTTTCTTTTAGGTCTTGGAATAGTAGTTCGCATTGGATGACGAGGTGAGTTACTTCTATGAGCTCTAACTTTGGATGCATTAGGATGTCTTGGTGAAGATGAACGATGTCTTCTAACTTTTCTAATTCTTGTTCCTTCAGGTGATTTAGAACGAACAGGTCTTCGAATTAAACCCATAATCTGATTATATCTATCAGACCCTTTTTTAGGAACACACCATTCAGGTTTGGAGTCATTCTGTTTATGTAATTGTTGCATCCAACGATTTGGACGCTTATCCTCACTCATTGTTTTTATCTAATTATTAAATAGATAAAGTTTTTAATGACTAACTTTGGAACATTAATGATTTTTGATTGTTCAGGTTGTAATGCTTTTATAAATGATAAAGCTTATTTAGATGAGTTTGTTAATAGCATTGTAAAAGAAATGGGAATGAAGAAAATAGGAAATCCAGCAGTGGAATGGTTTCCAGATAATGATTTTAATCGACAATATGATTTAGTAGGTTTTAGTTATTTACAAATCATTAGTTTATCATCAATAAGTATTCATTGTTGCACTTTATCAGGAAGAATATATATTGATGTATTTACTTGTTGTAAGACAAATGAGCAATTAGTTGAAAGAATTAGTTTTATAATTCAAAAATTATTTAGTCCATTAATAATTAATAAAAAACAAATAGATAGATAAGTTATTTTTCAACTTTTCCTTATATGGTGGGAAGATGGGAAGATGAAAAGTCCGAAAAAATTTTAAAATTTTTTATTTTTTTTGAATTTAGATTTTGGGGGGGTAAAATGTGCTTATCTTCCCACTCCCCCATTATCGGCGATATCAAGTTGAAGAAGGTATTTTAAGTTTTGTTCAACACTATGACCCATAGCATTAGCAGTATCTTTAACATCTTTATATTTAATAGCAGCTTTCAAATGATGAGTAACATATAATCGTCTAATATTAGCATTAGTATATTTATAATTGTGATATTTTTCAAATAACTGATTAATTCTAATTCCTTTATTAATTAAAAAGTTTTGTGAATGATTAATAATAGCAATAACTTCAGGAGGAACATCAACAATAAAGATAGGTTCATTATTTGTTGAAGTAACAAAAGTTCTATTATCAACTTTAGTATTATAAATATAGATTTTACCATCATAATAATAATTCATAACTTTAGGAAGACCATCAAATTCTTCTTTAGTATGAACAATAATAGTATTTACATAATCACCAATTCGTCGTGGTGGAATAAGCATTAAAAGACCATAAATAATCTTTTCATCAATATTATCAATTGAATTAAAAACTTTCATAATATCTTCATATTCAAAAGAAATAGGAGGTAATTTAACTTCTTGTCTTTTTGATTCATAATTTTGACTAAGCCATTCACGATATGGAATAATTTGTTTTTGATAATTAGCAAAGCCACGCATTCGTCTAAGAAGATTAAGAACATTGATAGCGTGTCTTTTATATTTAATAATAGTAGTTCTACCATCAATATTATTAAGAAAATTGAAATCGGGAGCAACATCTTTAAATTTGACTGATTTATTATCTAAAACATTAAAGATTAAATGATCATCACTTAAATCATTATTCCAATAATCTTTAAACATTAATTTTAAAGAAGCTTTATAATTAGCCTTAGTTTCATTACATTTAATAACACCATAAAAAATAGAATTATCAGGTAATTTAACTAATGGTTCTAAATGAGGAGGATCAAAATCAACAACTTTAACTATTTTATTACGAGCACGCCAATTAGCTTGTCTTTCAGCATTAGATAAAGGCATTAATAACGGTATGTAATAACATAAATAACAAAGTTTTAAATATAATTATTTTTCAACTTTTCCTTATATGGTGGGAAGATGGGAAGATGAAAAGTCCGAAAAAATTTTAAAATTTTTTTATTTTTTTGAATTTAGATTTTGGGGGGGTAAAATGTGCTTATCTTCCCA